TGTTTCTAAAGTTCGCTCTTGTAAATTCATCATTGAATTCAAACAATTGGAATTTAGAAGCAGTTGAAATTGCCTTCTCTAAAGTGATAAACAGTCTTCTTACATTGATTCTATCAAATGCACTTGGTGAAGATAAACCAGTTTTATCTCCGAATAAAACAGTTCCTTGACCTGGGAAGGTAGAAACAGGATTTACTCTCTTAGGATATAATTGGTCTCTTTGTGCTTTTGTAGGATTGTAAGCAAGTTTAACTGCGCCTCTAATTGTACCTCTATTGAAGCCTGCTGGTGAATACCAAGCATCTGCAATAAGGTCAGTTCTAGCCGCTAGACCTGCCATATCACCGTTTAACGGTACATATCTGTAAACATCATTGTATCTGTCGTACATATACTTGTAACCAGAATCAAATACAACATAACTTGATGAACGAATGTTATCAAAGAAATCCATAACATTTGTTGTTTGTGTGTTTGAGTTAGTTACATTAACAACATCTGCTCTTTGTGGAGAAGCAAATACAACTGCGTCTTTTCTTTCTTCTGCAATTGTAATTAAGTTGTCAACATGAGTTGTACTACCAGAAGGACCAGCAATGATTAAACCTACATCTACAGTTTCGCCATCTTCAAACTTTTCGTAAGCAGATTTTAATTGACCTGTAGTTACAGTTGAACCATTTGAACCACCAGACATTGAGTCATTCGTTGGTGTATCTACAGCTGTGTAAGTTGTACCTGAAGCTGCGTTACCCCAATTAGAACCACTTGAATTGTGGTCAGTCCACCAAATGTATTTTGATTTAGTCGCAATTACATTTGGATAATAGTTATCATCTCCTTGCGGAGTTTTTGCGTCTGAAGCTTTAGATACTTTTGAAAAAGTTTCTAGTACAGTTCCAGGAACACCTGAAATGCCACCATCTTCGTCAACGACTACAATGTGGATTTCATCATTAGCACCGTTTCTTGTCGAAACATAGCTTGAAGTGCCTGGCGCACCATCAACAGAGTCATAATATCTCCATCTTCTTTTGATACTTGCGTCATCAGGATAAGCAGTTTTTAAACCACCAGAACCTCTTGGATGTTGAACGATACTTAAATCGTTTGTAGAGATTGCTGTGATTCTGTACTTCTCTCCTGTATCAAAGTCTGAACCAGATGCTGTTGATGAAAATTCAATAATGTCACCGACATTGAATGCTGTTCCATCATCTACAGTTACAGTTGTATCTCCAACTGTTACTGTGTCATCTAATTGGTTAGAGCTTGATAGTGTTTGCTCATAAGCGGTTGCTGATGGACAAGTAGAAACAAGTAAATTATTTCCATATGTACCAGCGCTTCTAGCTGCAAAAATTGCTGAGCCAGCCGAACCACCTGAAGCATAGTTATTTTCGTAATCATCGCTGTTCTTAATCAATACACCAGTTGATGATGTAGTTGCATTTACAGCAGATGTTTGGGTAGCTCGCACCACTCTAAGAGCGTTAGAATATTGTAAGAAGTTGGCAGCGCTGAACCAATACTCAAAGTTGCTTGAGTCAGGTTTGCCAAAGGTATCTACTAATTCTTGTTCGCTAGATATTGCTACGATTTCATCCAATGGACCGTTATTCGCCACAATAGCGACAGCACCGATTGAAGTTGACACCGCAGGAATGATTCTAGTTAAATCTCTTTCCTGGACGAGAACACCTGGTGATACTTGAAATGCCATAGGTTTTCTCCTTTAATTAGCTAATTATTTCCTAATATCATAATTTGTCTTTCAATATTCGTATTATTCATACGCCCATATTCAAACTTATTCACTTGTAGATATTTATAATATACGCAAACTACACATTTACCAACCCTTACGGATGTCAACAGGATGCCAAACTGTACCATATTCATCTACTTCGGATTTTTCGTGGTCTGGTGTACCATCATCTATAAAACCAAATGGCGCCATATCTTGTTCAATTAATGCTTGTTGTTCTTCATATAATTGATTTCGAATATTTGAGTTAGATAATTCTTTAAAGTATTGTTGGTTTGACAACCAGCCAAATATGACTAAACACATCATTAAATCATCATTACACCCTTCCTCCGCCATCCAAGAGTTACCACGCCTACTAAAAGTTGACATCTCCTCTATGAGTTGAAAGTCGTTTAATATCATTTTATCTGATTCGATAAGTGTTTTTATACTTTGACAACCTAGTGCTTTGACTTGTTTGGTCATACGAACACCAATAGATGTACCTCGACCACTAAACATAGCACCTAATATTTGGCCTGCTCGGCCTCTTTGTGTGGTCATCATCATATTATCGTATTCTAATTCCATGTGCATGATTTCAGATATTTGTTGGCCAATGTCATTGACTTCAACTAATACATGAGCATGATTATAACCTTTACATACTTGTTCTACAATACTAGGAAATACATGAGGTTTAATTTCATTATTCTTGTATGTACAAACAACTTCGTATGGTATTTTNGTAACATCAAATATTACAAACGCTGAATAGTCTTTNCCTGTTCCACGAGCNACATCAACTGTNCAAGCATANANTCTGTCTTTTTCTGGCCGTTTGAACATCTGTANTCCGTTTTTACTCTCTATCGCCGGTATATAAGGGGTCGCTTTAATTTTCGCCGGCGATATAAGAGTGTCAACCGAACCTAAAAACTCACATTCGAATTCTTGTTGAAACTGCTCAGGTGAGGTGTTTCGTATTGTTGTTTCTTTCCACTTTTCATCTCTACCTGGAACTTCTGACCAATGTACTTCGATTGGCACATAATCATTTTGTTTATTAATTGCATCAACCCATAACTTGTAATACATATTCATACCATGGGGTGTTGATACAATAATCATCTTTGTTTTTTTACCAGATGAGATGGTAGGATAAACTGAACTAAAAAACATTTCGGCAATATTAGCCGGTACGAAAGCAAACTCGTCTAAGAAAATAATATTAAATGAACCACCTCGAATAGCACTAGATGATGTGGCAGCCGCAACAATGGTCGATTTATTTTCTAACTCTATGTTACCTTTGTTCCAATTAATTACACCTTGTTGCAACCACTTAGGAAGATTTTCGTATGCGAGTTGCAATCTTCCGAGGATGTCACGAGCTGTAGATGATTTGTTTGCAAGTATAGCAATATTAGAATTAGGATTAAATAACGCATAATGAAGTAAGTATGAAATAGTTGTAGTTGATTTACCTGATTGTCTAGGTAGTTTACAAATTGTAAATCTGTTATCGTGTATGGTTCTTACAATATGTTTTTGAAAACCATACATCTTAAATGGTACAAGGCCTTCGTCAAGTGATACAACTTGTACATAATTTTCCATAAAGTAAATTGGGTCAGATTCACACTTTTGATATTCTAAGATTTGTTCCTTAGTAAATTCTTGTGGTGTGTTGACCTTTTTTAAATTTGGATTACCTAAGTATGCGTCACTCATTGATTATTACACCTTCTATATGCGTGTACCCTAATTTAACGGCAGCCTGTATTCGACTACTGCCTTTATGTACTGCATATCTATGTTCATTGTAAGGTTGATTTGCAGCTCCCATACGAGGAGTTTCTGATATTTCTTTTTGTAGTATCTCTATAGGATTTATCATTTCTTCGCCGTCTAAAATGGCCTGCAATGCAAGTCCATTTTTAACATAGTTTAAATCACTTATCTGAAATATCTTTTTCTTCTGGTTCTGTAACTTTGCCTTCAATAACTTCATCTTTTGACTTTAACATTTTTTGTAATTCGGCAGTTGAACCTACAAACAAAGCATTTTTAATATTATTATTTGCTGTCTTAGGTACTTCTTTTAAATCTTTTAATTTCTTTTGTAAATCTTGTAGTTTATCTACTGTATCAGCTACATTCTTAATTAATGCACCTGCAACTTCATAAGCTCTAGGATGTTGGCCTTCTCTTGCCACTTCTAAGATACCATCAATGGCTTCTTGTCCTCTTTCAATAAGATTGTAATAGTTTTCTCTACTATATTTGTAATCATTATCTACATCTGGAGATTTTTCATCTTCTTTACGAGGTACCGGTGCCTTAAACTCTTTCTTTTCTTCTGGAGTTTTAGCCGGTTCTAAACCTAAGATTTCATTTACTTTATTTTCTAAACTCATATAACTATTTAGACTACATTATAATTAATGATACATCTAACTCCTTGACTTGGTTGTGCAGCTGTATGCCAATAATATCCATCAAANCANACCACNCGGCCTTGTTTTGGCATCACTCTTTGTTTTTCTTGTAGAGTTTGAAATCTAGGAATATCACCTTTTTCGTCATATTGATTTTCATATATGACAGTTTCTCCATCTGCGTTTGTAACATAATATAAAATGACTAGATGTTTAAAGTTGGCCAAATCAATATGAGGCACATCTAGTTTATCTCTATCAGGAAT